GGGCAACTCAGGCATAGATCCGCCTGCTCAAGTTCCACAAAGAGACATTATTGATGCTCAAATGGCTTTCTTTGGTACAGGTTGTATAATCAACGAGCAGGTCATCTTGCAAGACCAAGAAGGTGTTTTGGCATGGGTGTCGGAGCGTTTAGCGGTTGCCATGCGTCAAGCGGAAGATTTAATTTTGCGTGACTATATCGTCTCCGCAGCTTCGGATATAAACGCAGGTGGAACAGCTAACGGCGACAACCCGGCAGCTTTGGGGGTCAGCGATTTTAGCCTTGTTGCTACCACTTTGGATACTAACAACGCTTATAAGTTCATGAGCGGTATTGAGGGTATGGATCGTTTCGGTAAAATGTGTGCCGAAGTAAAACCTTTTCTGATTGACTTGGAGTTCCTTGCTGCATAAGTCGGTTACATTTTGTAACCACCTGCATAAGGTTAACAAGGGGCAAGATATGAAGAACTGTTTACATTGCAACTGTGTGATAGATCCTGTTGAGATCTATGAAGATTGGTTCCATTGTTTAGGTTGTAATAAGGATTTTCCATATCAGCCTGAGAGACTAAGTGAAAAGGATCAGAAAGACAAAGCACTAGATGAATTAGTTAAGCAATCTCAAGAGCTTGGTCTTTATGATATGCGATAGTCCGAACTCCGTGAATAAATAAAGACGGAGAGTCACGCAGAAATGACGTGGCCGCCAAATAATTGACCGCAGAATTGACCGCGAGCAATTATTGGTCAACAAGTAACAGAATGACAGGTCCAGTACGTTCAGCATATTTTATGCTGTCTAGCACTGAACTACAAAGCGATTTCGATGCCCTTACTGGTAGTGGATTTTTAAGCCAGTGGAACTATCCGACGAATGCTTCGGCATTACCATCTGAGTATGGTTCTGTTTATAACATTCGTATTTTGACAAGCTCTGAAGCTCCTGTTGCTAGAGCAGCTTCTGACCTTGGAAACGATGTTTATTATAATACCGTATTAGGTAAGCAAGCTATCACGCATATAAATCAGGATGGTTATTCTATGAACTTGATTTATCGTGATCCTTACTATTCCGGCATGTTGGCACAAAATGCGACATTAGCGGTTAAATTCGCTCAGGCGCAAGCCATCACGCAAGATACAGCTATTCGTAACCTTCTATGTACTCGCAATAGTACATTAGCACCATAAGGAGGTTATGATGACTGAATATTCAAGAATGGTAAAAGGTAGCTTTACCTCTAATGGTTCTGCAAAGGTAATCAACATACCTTTCGTGCCTGACTATGTGGAGCTTATAAACTATACAGCTGCTGCAACACCTGCTAACCACGGTATCCCGAAAGCTTGGTGGGATGCTAATATGGGACAGGGAGTAGCTATTGTTGACTTGTTTAATGCTACCCCTGTTTTGACAATGGACAGTGTTGATACTAATGGTATTAGTACTTTCCAAGCAGGACAGCTGCTTCAGTATGGTGCAAAAAAACAAGTTGTAAGCTTAACAAAAGCCAATCCAGCTGTTGTTGAAGTGACAGCTCATGGATATTCGACAGGTGATGTCGTAATATTCCAAGGGCTATATTCCACTCAATATACTGCTGGTATGCCTCAGATTGATGGTATGCCTTTCACTATTACAGTGACTGATGCAGACCATTTCACTATACCCTGGAATACAAACCAGTCTAATTACACTGCTCTAGCAGCATCACCTTCGGGAGCTTATGTAAAGAAGGTTCTATATCCTTATCTTTACTTCCCAGGTGTTTCTTTCATCAGTGCAATTACTACTGGTACAACTACAACCATTGATACAACAGCAGCTCATAACTTTGTTGTTGGTCAAGAAGTTGCATTCCGTATTCCAGAAAGCTGGGGAACTATTGAGTTGAACTCGTTGCCAAATAATCAAATCCCTGGATCTCCAGTCTATGGATATGTAGTTTCAGTTACTGACTATAATACTGTTGTAGTTAACATCAACTCATCTAGCTATACAGCTTTTGATAGCAATCAAACTGTTGCCAGTGTTCCTGGTCTATCATTCCCTCAAATTGTTGCTGTTGGAGATGTCAATACAGGTGGTGTCGCTATTTCTAGCGGTTCTGCTTTGTATCCTCCTCCTTATAGCATGCCTATTGGAACAACAAGAGTGAATACTATCAATGGACCTGCAATCCAAGGTGCCTATGTTAACAACACAGCCCAAGGATTTATTATCGGAGCTGGTACAGCAGCAGGAGATACAAGCTCAAAACTAGTAGGTACATCTAACGATGTTATCTATTGGAGAGCTTATCTACATGATATTGCTAGTGCGTAATAGTAATAATTAAAGGAGGAGAAAACTCTCCTCCTTTTGAGGTATAGATGGCTATTGTAGGACCTATAGCACCTTATTCAAACTTACCTATAGAACCTCAGTTCTATATGCCAAGCAAGTTTGTCATAACCGACATAACTTTGGGTGACCCTACAATTGTGACAACAGAGGAAAACCATAACTATGTCATTGGACAACTTGTTAGGCTTCTTATTCCTTCATCTTTTGGAACTTATCAGCTAAATGAGCAGACAGCTTATGTGATAGCAATACCAGCTAATGATCAAGTTACTTTAGATATCTCTTCCGTCGATATGAATTCTTTTGTTTCTTCTACTGCTACAACAAAACCTCAGATAGTTGCAGTTGGTGATGCTAATAGCGGAGCAATTAACTCGAACGGAAGAACGAATAATACAACATACATTCTTGGAAGCTTTATAAATATTTCACCTTAGAGGATTTATGACAGAAAAAGAAATAAAGAAATCAGCAGCAAACAATTCGTTAGAAAAAAAAGAACTTGAAAAAGCTCAAGAACAGTTTGATGCTTTTGATCAGCATGTAAAAAGCCTGACAATGGATCGCATGAATATGGCTCCTAAAGAAGAGGTTGAGCCACAAACAAAGCTTTCACAAAGTCAGATAGCTAATAGCAAAGACATTTATCTAAAACCTAAGCGTACAATCAATTCTAAAGAAAAATTTGATGAGAAGTTTAGAGATAAATACAACTTTGACAAGGAATATGTTCATTTTATTGCAGAAAACCGTGAGATCATTGGTGAAACACTAGAATTCTGGACTAAACCTTATCCTGGTTTACCTGCGGAAGAATGGAATGTTCCTGTTAATAAGCCTGTATGGGCTCCCCGTTATGTCGCTGAACAAATTAAGCGCAAGTCCTACCATCGCTTAGTGATGCAGCAAAACGTCACCACTGGAGCAGATGGACTGGGTCAATACTACGGACCTTTAGCTGTTGACACGACAGTACAAAGGCTTGATGCACTTCCAGTCAGTAATAGAAAATCGCTGTTTTTTGGAAATAAAACCTTTTAGGAATTAGATGAACCTTTTACAAGACATCATTACCTACATCCGAAGGATTATAAAAAGCCCTTCGGATGCTCAAATATCTGATAGTTTGATTGTGGATTATATCAATCGTTTTTGGATCATGGATGTTGATGCTAGGTTACAATTATTTGATCTAAAAACAAAATATCAGTTTCAAACTGTTCCTGGTGTTGATCAATATAATATGCCTTTATATGACATACAACCAAATCCATTAGACAACAACACTTTGCAAGCAGCTATTTCTTACTATCCAGTTTACCAAGGTTTTATAAGCCCTGCTTATGTTAATGGAATTCCTGTGCCTCTTCAGACGCAAAAAAATTCGTTTTTTAATATTTATCCCAATGTAATACAAAACGCAATACAAGTAGGTACTGGAAATGGAACAACTGGCCCTTATACTCTTTCTATTCCTTTGCTGTCTAATCCAAGCACTCCTATTAATCCACCTGTTAATTGCATTTTACGTGGGCACGTTGACATAAATGGGATTATCGCTACAGAACAAAATGAAGATCCTCCTTTAGTAACTTCTCTTGAGATAACTAATGAAGATCCTTTCATTCAAAATATTCCTGTGACAAGCGTTTTTCCTGCTGTGTATTTTACCTCTATTGGGTCTGATGGCTCTAGTATTGTTATTTCTGATAGCGGTCAATTTTTGGAAGATAATCAAAATTATGGACTATTAATTCAGACCGGAAAAGCTCCTTTTGGAAATCTACCTCTTACAAATGGGCCATCCCCACATTATACCGCCACACAAAACACGATTAATTATCTCAATGGTATAGCTACTAATGTCTATTTTCCTGTTAATATTCCTGAAGGGGCTCAAATTAATGCGCAATGTTATTTCTATCAAACAGGATTACCAAGATCTATTCTTTACTTTAATAATACTTTAACTCTAAGAAGTCCTCCTGATCGTCAATATTTAGTTGAAATGGATGCTTATTTAAGTCCTGCCGCATATTTAGCTACAGGTCAAGCTGTACAATTTGCCTATATGAGTGAATATATTGCTCGAGGAGCAGCAAGAAAAATTCTTGCTGATACTGGAGATATAGAGCAATTTAGTTTTTACGAACCTCTTTTTAAAGAACAAGAAACTCTTTTGTGGAAAAGAAGTCAAAGACAATGGACAAATGATCGGACAATGACAATTTACAGTACAGGTTATGGTCAAGGACAATGGGGTTATAATACTTTAGGAGCCTCAACATTATGACAGCTATAGATTACAACAATGACATTCCGGATTCTCCAAACAATCCTAGCGATGATCAGCCGCTAATGAAAGAAAATACAAATGCTATTTCTCAATATGTAGCAGTTGATCATGTGGCTTTTGGTACTAACGGCAGTGGTCATCATCAGCAAGTGCATTTATATAATCAAACTGCACCAGGATTATCTTGAGCCGATGGTGTACTTTATGCAAATACTTTTTCAAGTGGTATTTTTGGAAATCAATCTTATCCGGTTTGGCAAAACGCATTAGGATCTTTTTTATTAGTTAATTATCCTACATCAAATACTGCTAATGGCTATACTTCTATACCAGGAGGCATAATGATTCAATGGGGTATAGTAGTAGGCTCTAGTGCTAATACTATTCCTGTTGCTTTTCCTGTTGAGTTTAAAAAGGCTGGAGTTTCAACCAACGCCTATTTTGTAACAGTTATTCCCGAAAGAGCAGCTACCAGTCCTGGTTCTGATTTTGCAACGGTTTTAGTAACAGGTTCAGTTACATCAACAGGATTTACAATAGGAAACATTGGCTCACATACTATGGTTAACTGGTATTGGGCAGCAATAGGACCACAAACATAATGTCAGCAAAAATAGTAGTAGGACCAATATCAGGCAGTTTAAGTAAGTATTTTCAACAATTTAATATTGATAATGAATCATTTCCCAAGCTTATTAATGCATATCAATGGCGTGGAAGAGTCAAAAGAAAAAGAGGAACATCATTACTCTGCAGACTAGAAAGATATTTTGATAGTTTAAACCCATCATACGGAGCTACTACCACAATCATTCTTAACGGAAGTGGTGTCGGTAACATATTAACTGGCTTTAGTTTACAAACAAATGGAAACATTGTACCAGGAACCGTAACTATTACTGCTCCTGGTCCTGTCGTTTATACTGATCCTGACATGGATGGCACACTTTCTCCTTCTGGATCAATCAACTATGCCACTGGACAAATAACTATATTAGCTGAAGCAGGAAACGCTGTTAGCGCAGTTTTTTGGTATTATACCGATTTGCCAGTAATGGGACTTGAAGAATTCGAAATTGAATCCATTCAATTTCCAGGCACAATAGCGTTTGATACTGTTTATTCCTACAATATTATTCGAA